GATGAGTCTGAAAGTGAAGAAGAGTCTGGTGAGTCTGGTGAGTCTGGTGATGAGTCTGGTGATGAGTCTGAAAGTGAAGAAGAGTCTGGTGAGTCTGGTGATGAGTCTGGTGATGAGTCTGAAAGTGAAGAATCTCCTCCTGAGTCCGAGACAATGCGGAACTTTGAGGATTCTCTTTCCCGTCTGAATAATGAAAATGCCAAAGATATCATATATGTTGACTTACCAAATGTTGCGCCTGAGAATGTCATTGTTGGATATAAGGACGTTCTTGGTGAACTGTCAAATTGGTGGGATAGAGATAGTGCCTGGGGTTATGGGGGTTATGACCGCTGGGGCCAGGGAAGTTTTAGAAAACAATTGAATGAAAACTTTCGTTCTTGGAAAAAAGATACTCTACCAGTGGTTAATTATCTTGTTAAAGAGTTTGAAATGAAACAGGCCGCTACTGCCCATCGCCGAACTTCTGTTGGCAAGACTGGAGTTATTGATACTAATAAGCTCCACGCATACAAGATTGATGAGGATATTTTCAAACGTGTTGCTACAGTACGTGATGGACGTAACCACGGACTTGTTATGTATATTGATTGGTCTGTATCAATGTCAGATAAGATTGTTGATACAATCAAGCAAGCCTTGACTCTGGTGATGTTTGCTCGAAAAGTCGGCATTCCATTTCGTGTCTATTCATTCACCAATTCAAAATCTACTTTTAATAAAACTACTTCTAAATCTATGTTTAAAAAATCAAATCAAACATCTTCGAAAGTCCTTGATTTGGGTAAAGTTGCTTTCCACGAGTTCTTTAATGATCGAATGAGTGGTCGTGAATTTAATAAACAAATTGAAAATATGTTCTATTTAGGCAAATCACTGGTTTCTTATGGCGAGCCGATCTGTCCTGATGGATTCTCTCTTGGATCAACCCCTTTGAATGAAGCAATCATTGCTTCATATGATATGGTTGCTGATTTCAAGCGTACTACAGGTAAGGAAAAAATTAATGTGATTTTCTTGACTGATGGCGGCACTGATGGAAACACTGGATATCTGGACTGTACGGAGGATGATTTAGCTAGAAAATATATCTCATATGGTGAGAAAATGATGCTTCGAGATCCAGTTACCAAGAAAATCATCTGTAAAGAACGATACAATATGACTCACGGATTGTTGAGTGGTCTTGGTAGTCGCTGTGGAGTTAATGTGATTGGATTCCATATCACCAGTACCAAACACATTCGTAACAATATTGAATACACCTATTCTTGGGAAGAAGTTGCAAACAAGAAAAAATTCTTGACCAAGAATGGTTATGTTGGAATTCAAGAGGCTGGATATGATACCTACTTTCTGATTAATTCCAAATGTCTTGATAAGGAAGCCGAGTTTGTAGAGCCTGGTCGTAAGGATGATGGTTCAATTAACAAGGGCAAACTTCGTACTCAATTCCGCAAGTTCACAAAAGCCCGTAAGGTCAATAAAATGATGTTGAATGAGTTTGTTGCCTTGGTTGCCTAAAGTAAAAAGTTGAAAAAAAGTCACCAAAAGTGTTGACACTGCCTTGAATCCGTGTATAATATGTATTGTTGATTGTGAAAATTTGTTGATAAAACGGAGAAAATATTATGAGTAAAAAACGTATTTCAGTTAATGAGTTTGCTGCCGCTTCGAAGGAAATGTTCGGCACACTTGACATCACTAAAGCTCAAATGAGTGCCATTTCTGAGACATATGGGGTGTTCATCCCGTCTGATGTTAAATATTCAGAAAAGATTGCAAGGGGTGTTCATCGAATCCCTGCTACTGAGGATGCGGTCACGCCTGCCAAATCAGAGAATACTACTACTGTTCCTAATAAATCTGATATTCATACACCAGCGCCCGCACCCACCACTTCTGTGAGTGGAACTTCTGCGGCATCACTTGATTCTACTATTTCATTTATTCCTAAGACTGACCCATCGTTTGTTTCTTGGGGAAATATCACTGACTTGAAAAAGATCCTCAAGTCTCGCCTGTTCTTTCCTGTTTATCTAACTGGTATGAGTGGTAATGGTAAGACATTTGGAATTGAACAAACTTGTGCTTCACTTGGACGTGAAATGATTCGAGTGAATTTCACTGCTGAAACAGATGAGGATGATTTGTTTGGTGGATTCCGCCTTGTGAATGGTGAGACTGTTTTCCAGTACGGACCAGTTGTTGAGGCTATGAAGCGTGGTGCTGTTCTTCTGCTTGATGAAGTTGATCTTGCATCATCCAAGGTGATGGCTCTACAGTCTGTTCTTGAAGGTAAGGGGTACTTCATCAAAAAACGTGCTGAATGGGTTGAGCCTTCACCTGGATTTACAGTGATTGCTACTGCTAATACCAAGGGCAAGGGATCGGATGATGGACGTTTTGTCGGTACTAATGTTATGAATGAGGCGTTCTTGGATCGCTTTTCAATCACAATGTATCAGCCTTACCCATCTGAGGCAATTGAGAAAAAGATTTTAACTAAGGCGGCCGAGGGTTTTGGACTTCGCTCTGCCGAAGTCGATGCTTTCATTCCAAACCTAACAATGTGGGGAGATATCATCCGTAAGACATTTGAAGAGGGTGGGGTTGATGAGATTGTTTCGACTCGCCGACTTGTTGATATCTTGAAGAGTTATTCAATCTTCCAAGATAAGGGTAAAGCAATCAAGATGGCTATTGAGCGTTTTGATGATGAAACCCGTGAGTCGTTTATGAGTCTTTATGAGAAGATTGATGCTGGAGTTGGAAATGAGCAGTATGGCTCTTCTATTGAGGAGTCAGCCACCCAAAATGTTTCTAACTTCTAATGAATACTCCGTGGGGTAGTTGACCCCTCAATCAACGCTTCCTCACCTCTCCGGGGGTGAGGTTTTTTAACATATAGGAGACCTGATAATGTGTGGTGTTTTAGAATTTGATTGGAAATATGGTGAAGGTGATGTACTGTCCGAATTGGCAGAATATCTAAAGGGAACTTATGGAGCCCACTACACCAACGAAAATAACGATGTGCAGACTCTTGATGTGTTTGCTTCCAGAGGCACTCTGGCATCAACCTCCATTGATAATGCTATTAAGTATCTAATGAGGTATGGTAAGAAGAATGGTAAGAATAAGATGGACTTGACAAAAGCCCTTCATTATGTTATACTGGCTCTAGCATATGAAGAAAAAACAAATCAGTTTGAAACTGATACGATTTACGAATAAGGAGAAAATATGAAGTTAAGTGAAAATACGATTGACGTTCTAAAGAATTTTGCGACTATCAATCAATCTATCCTCTTCACCGAGGGTAGTGAATTGAATACTATGAGTGTTCAAAAGAACCTATTGGGTTCTGCTACTGTAAAGGAGACCTTTCCTAAAGAAGTTGCTATCTATGATTTGAATGAGTTCCTTTCAACTGTATCATTGTTTGATGATCCTGATTTGGAGTTTGGTGACAAATCGGTCACTATCACGGATGGCAATTCCAGCACCACATATTGGTTTGCTGATAAGGAAATCATCGTATATCCTACATCGAAGATTGAAATGCCTGAGACCGAGGTAGACTTCACCCTAACATCTGATGTGTTAGATAAACTCAAGAGGGCGACTGGCACACTATCTGTTCCTGATATGGTTATCAGAAACGAAGATGGTAAGATTATGGCAGAGGTGCTAGATAAACGTAATGATACAACCAACACATATTCGATTGAGGTAGGAGATTATGATGGTGATGCTAACTTCCGCTTCTACTTCCTAACAGAGCGTTTGAAGATGCTCCAGAATGACTATGTTGTTAATATCAGTTCTAAGAATATTTCCAAATTCACCTCTGGTGACTTGACTTACTGGATTGCATTAGAGCAGGATTCATCATATGAGTAAAGAAGAGTTTCTATGGGTTGAGAAGTATCGCCCACAGAAGATTGAGGAGTGTATCTTACCAGACTCATTAAGAGATACTTTTGATGAGTTTATTGAAAATGGTGATATGCCGAATCTTCTGTTGAGTGGTACAGCAGGAACAGGTAAGACTACAGTAGCAAAAGCATTGTGTAACGAACTAGGTTACACAACCTTACTGATTAATGGTTCTCTTGATAGGAATCTTGATACTCTGAGAAACGAAGTGGCACAGTTCGCCTCCACAGTCTCCTTTGACGGAGGCAAGAAGTGTGTTATATTAGATGAAGCTGATTACCTCAATCCACAATCGTTCCAGCCCGCTCTGAGGGGGTTTATAGAGCAGTTTTCCAAGAATGTTAGGTTCATCTTGACTTGTAACTATAAAGACAAGATTATTGAGCCTATCCACTCTAGGACTACATATATCGACTTCCGAACTGGTAAAAAGGATATACCAGTGCTGATGGGTGCGTTTATGAATCGCATTATAGATATACTTGATAAAGAGAATATCAATGTAGATTCTAAGCCTGCCTTAGCAGAACTGATTAAGAGACATTATCCTGATATGCGTAGAACTCTGAATGAACTCCAGAGATATGCCGCAGGTGGAGTCGTGGATAAAGGTATTCTTGCTAAAGTTGGTGAGACTGATATTGATGGTTTGATGAACCATCTAAAGGATAAGAACTTCTCTGATATGAGACAATGGGTGGTAGATAATATTGATGCTGATCCAGTTCGTATTTTCAGACAAGTATATGATAATATGTATAAGTATTTAGCACCACAGAGTATCCCTCAAGTGGTACTATTAATAGCCGACTATCAGTATAAACAAGCATTCGTTCAGGATGGTGAGATTAATCTGGTAGCATTTTTAACCGAAGTAATGGTGGAAGCAGAATGGAAGTAAGCGAAAAAATTGATAAGTGGTTTGATGATCGTGGAATCACTGAGAATGGCAAAGCAATGGGTCAAGCGATTAAGACACTAGAAGAGACTACAGAACTCTTGGATGCGATTAATCATAATGACCGTGATGATATTATGGATGCTATTGGTGATATCTATGTGACGATTCGTGGTGTATGTAAAGTATCTGATTTTTCATTTGACGAATGTGCTGAAAAAGCGTATAATGAGATTAAAGATCGCACTGGTTATCTAACATCTGAGGGTGTATTTGTGAAGGATAAATAATATGAAAACCGTGAGTGAGAAGGCGGCCAGAGAGTTGGTCAAGAAACATAAAGATGTTGTGATTGTTCATACGAAAAAGACTTGTCCAGTGTGTGAGTATTTTGTGCCTGAAGTGTTGCTTCCCATCTTCGGAGATGAGAAGTATAAACACGTTAAGGTATATGAAATTACGGAAGATATGACTTTCCCCGTTGGCTCCCACCCTGTAACATACTTCTTTAAGAATGGAAAATGTGTGCATCATCCTTCTGGTTCAGCACCAGAGAAAGCAGTTAGAGATTTAATGGATACATTCTATGGCAGACCTGTTTAAAGAGATACTACCAGACATCAACTTCGGCCATAAGAACCTGATTCGCCAAGGAGATATGGACGAGGCAGAATATGGCCGAAGTTGTTTTATGATTAATCGTGCTTTAAGTATGAATAGTGATACCATTCTATATGTAAATGATATGAATGAGCATTATCAATTGGACCCGATGTTACAATATGATTATTATATAAATAGTCTAAGGAAGAAAAAGAGGTGGTCAAAATGGGCTAAAGCGTCCAAAGCAACCTCTAATCTCGAATTAGTTAAAGACTATTATAATTATAATGAACAGCGGGCCAGGGAAGTTTTAGAACTACTGCCCGAAGAGCATATTGAGTATATTCGCTCAAAGATGCAAAGGGGTGGTAATAATGCAATTTCAAAACAGGTATCACAAAAATGAAGATGTGATGTGGACGCCTGCCGATATGGTAGAGATTCGTTTTCGTGAATATGATGATTTTTTGAAAATTAAAGAAACACTCACAAGAATGGGTGTAGCGTCCAACAGAGATAAAATACTTTATCAATCAGCACATATACTCCATAAGCAAGGTAGATATTATATTGTCCATTTTAAAGAGTTATTTGCTTTAGATGGTAAAAATACAAACATATCTGATGTCGATATAGAGAGAAGAAACGCAATCATAAAATTACTACAGGAATGGAATTTGTTGAATGTTCTTGATGAAACTCAACTTGAACCTATGGGTAATGTTGGACAGTTTAAGATTATATCCTATAAGGAAAAAAACAATTGGGAATTAGTTCCTAAATACAATATAGGTGTAAAATAATAAAAAGTTTGGAGTTTATATAATGAGTAAGAAGTTTGAGAAGATTTGGTCGCTCCCTCACAACGACATATTGAAATGCGTGATGGATGGTCCTGACAATTTTTTAAGATACGATACCACTGACCAAGACGATGAGACTTTTTTCTATAATGTAATTGCCAACGCAGACCAATCATACAGAGATGAAATAGACGATATATATTTTGCCAAAGATTTCCATTATAAATTCGCAGGCACTAATAGGCGATATGGAGATGTTATGGGCAAGAATGCCACTGACTACCAGATAGATAAACTATTCGAGATACAGGAGAAGTGGGGAATCCCCGCATCACTGACTCTTAATCAAGAAACACATCCTACCGAAATCATAATAGACCCAGATATCAGAAAACAATTTGTCAATTTTATTGGCGAGTTTTATGAGCGTGGTCTAAGAGTTTGTACCATCAGTAATATACACTTGATGGGAACTGGAATTCTCCAGAAGAACTTTCCCGAAATGAATTGGAAAAATACTGTTAATCATATTGTAGGGAATGCCCAACAAATGGTTGACCTACACGTCCTTGGTTACAACTACATCCAACTTGATAGACAACTTAATAGGAATATATCTCAATTGAGACGTGTATCCAGAGTGGCAAAAGAGAGGGAAATTAAAACCTTTCTCTTAGCATCCGAAGGGTGTATGCCTTTTTGTCCATTCAAAGAAGAACACGATACAGTACAACCGTGGATTGGCTCGAATCAGGGCAAAAGTTATTTTGGTACTCTGAATGCGATATCCTGTAACAAATGGCGATTCCCAGAAAGATGGGGTCAACCTCCTCGAATTGGTACGTCTTGTGTCTGGGACACTAATGCACGATTTGATATGTATAATGAGTTGGTCGATGTTTTCAAATTATCTGGACGATTGATAAAAGGACTACAGGGTGCTTCAGAATCATCACGAGGTGTTTGGTCATATATCGATAAGAAGGCCGATAAGATTTTCATTGCCAAAAACTTTGAAGATGTATATAATAATGGTCAAGGATTTTTGAGCAATTGGAATGGACTGGGATATGTTACTATAGACCCTTCCCAAGAACACGACTATTTCCTAGGTTATCCCGGAGTTGGTGAAAGGTGCAAAGAATATTTCGATTCAATAGACCATCCTTATAAAACCGAGGCGGGGGAGAAAATGTGTAAAGCCCTTCCTAATTGTAAGAACCAGTGTTATGATTGTCATTTATGTGAAGATGCCTACGGCTATGACCATTTCGATTCATTAGCACAGGTTAATAGAACAGAAAATTCTGATTATACGAGAGAAAATCTAAAGAATATTTCAGAGAAAAGCAAAATTGGAATTTAGTTCCTAAATATAATATAGGATCACGATATAAATAACACATAAATAATAGACAATTCTAATATAAGGAATAGTCTCTATGCAATGTGAAACAAGTAAGTGGTGTGGTTGGTTAACAGCAATATCACAAGTAGCAGTAGCAACAGTTATTGTGTTTGCTGGTTTAGTTGTTAATACTCATATGGAGTCTTGGACAAAATCATTTGA